ATGCCAATCATTATAGGAGGTACGTTTGCTGTGCCTGAAACTTCTCCTGCTAAAAAGATCGCACATACTGTGCCTAAAATAACAAATATTAAATTCAATGTTGTTCCTTATGCTTGTTTATATAAAAAAATACTTAGGCGAGAAAAAGATATTTGAACCTTACCTTTATAACAAGGTGTGCTTTTCCCACCTAAGTATCTAAGAGGTAGTCCTAATCTTCTAGTTACCACCAAACTTATCCCAGGCAATCTTAGTTGCAAGGAATATTCCTCCTGCGACTACTACCAAGGGAATAAGGTTTACGATTGCGATTGCACTAGCTGATAATCCTGTAGTTCCTGCTGCTGTTGAAACAGAAGTTACTATAGTAGGAAGTAGTGCTAAAAATACAATCAGTACTATTGTGGCACTCAAGATGCCTTTCATTTGTGCTGATATTTTCTCATCTCCTCTACACTTTTTAGATAGTATCTAAATGTGTATAAGTATGGTTGATACTAAAAGTTCGACCTGCTTCTAACTTGCAGAGAGCCAACGCCCACCTCCTAAAACTAAAACAACTGCCATGCCGATCACGACAAGTAGAGGGAGTGCTCTTAATAAGGAATTTAAACCTGTACCTACTCCTGAATTAATTTGGGGGTAAGTAACATTAAAGGTATAAGTAGTATTGCCTGTTAGACTACTGATAGTAATATAAGACTGATCGTTAGAAAGGGTTGTACTTGGGGTTCTATCAACCACAGCAGGTGTTTGCTCCATTACAGTTATGCCTTCCATAGTCGTATTGGCTGATGGCGAAGGCACTCCACCTGAAGTTTGTAACTGTACGTTACAACTATTAGCAGTTGCACCTGTAGTGCAACTTAGTGGAACTGTTACTGAAGTATACCTGGCTTGTTCTCCTGTACTAATAATACTTGGGAGAAAAAAAGCAAACGCTAACATACAAAATATGAACGCAAACGCAACTTTACCTAGATTGTAGAAGTACATTCTTTCCTAGTAACTTATTCTTATATGTTTAGATATATACACTAAAAAAAAAAGAAATGCAATCTTGTATAAAACAACTATATATAGTATTATCAATTTTTAGATGTGCTCTATAGTGTATATTCGGCCATTAGCTGTTCTCCTGGGAGCACCAAAGGTATCTCTAAGCCAAGTACCAAGCTTTTTATCTGTAATCATAACCTCATTGTTGTTCATTACTGTTTTTATGTCTTCAAAATACAATTCATCATAACCTGCTTTTTTGATCTCTTGCATAACTGCTATAAATTTATTTTTTGTTTCTTGTTCTTTTACTTCTCTTATACCTTCTGAAGTTAATGTTATTGCTTTAGTAGGGTCTATTAATTGTTCTGTGTCGTAATATTTAAAAAACCTGTTTGCTCTCCAAACCCTCCCTATTTTTTTTACTCCATAAGGAGCAACTGTGCCTTGGCTAGTCATCTCCCAAAATAAAATATTGTTTTTTTTGTCAAATTTTGTTTTAGCTAAAAAATCTGTTTGCCAAAGCAACCTAGAGTTTAATTGCCTAATGTTTTGAGAAGTCCATATAATAACGATCTTTCTTTTTCTTAGTTGCATAAGCATTTGTGTAAATAAATAACTCATAGTACTAGCAGCCCTGTAGCTATCTTGCAAGGTTTGAATTTCATCAAGAAAGATGATAGCGTTTCTAAGCCTGTCTCCCAAACTAATTAAGTCTTCTACAGGAATATACTCTCCAAAAGATAATGCTCCATTATGAAAAACTTTAGCACCTAAAACTTCTTGTGCGTGTAAAGTAAGATAAGTTGCAAAGAGGGTTTTACCACTCCCGCGTATACCTTCACACCCTAGGACTGAACTTTCAATTAGTAGTTTACTTTCTGTTTTTTTGCTAGTTTCTTCAGTAGTCATATTATTTAAAAGTAGATAAATGTTTAAAGTCTTCAGGGAATAAGTGTTGGTTGCAATCAATACAAGCTAATATTTCACAAGGGTTTTCTTCTTTTAGTTTTTCGCAAACCTTACACAAAACTTCTTTAAACCTGTAACAATAATAAGTTGGAGAATCCTTGTGGGCATCTATAAAATCTTTAAAGTCTTGTAGTTTCATTGTATTATTTCAGGAGGTGGGGGGTCTCCACCTGTAATTGCTATTATTCCAAACATTATCCCACCTAATATAGCCAAATAGGTTATTAGTCTAACCTCTTGTTTAGACCACAAGCTGCTTTTAGATTGCAACATTCTTTGTGCAGAAGATTGATCTGTAGTTCTGCCTATATCCATTGACTGTACAGAATTAAATCTAGCACCAAATGGTTTAAATGGCTTGGGGTTGTCTGTATCTAAAAAATCAATTACAGGAACTAACTCATTTTTTATTTGATAAAAAAAAGCAGGGGACATTCCTTCTTCTACGTTTTTTCTTGGCTCCCATCTTTCTATCCACTCATAAACAGTATCATCATATCTAACTAAGTGATAAACCTTAATTAACTCTTTATTTAATTTCCACCAGGTAAAACCTGCTCCACCTAATAAAATAGTTATAACCATAAAAAATCCTAAATAATAAGTTGCAGGAAAAACTAACAAACCTATTCCCATTAAAAGTAAAAGCCCAAAACCTGCTAGTATACTTTTTGGGTAATATTTTTTTAGGTCAATGTCGTGGCCATTAGTCAAGTGTGCCATAAACTTTTTCTCCTAGCTTTGTTGTTATATTAAACAATTTTCTTATTTGTGCTTTATGAACCTTTAGTTCTTTTTCTAGTTCTTCTATTTTTTTCTCTAACTTAACCTCTCTGTCTTCTAAGGTTTCGTAGAACTCGTTTCTCATACTGTCTTCATACTCTATCATTTTTATTCCTTTCTTTTATTCTTTGTTTATTGGAGCCTGTGAAAATAAATTAGTTGCTCCACCCTGTCCTGACAATCCATCTGTAATAGATGTAAAGTTCTTCCCTACTGCAATAACTAAAAACACAGCTACAGCACAAGCAATCAAAACAAAAAGCAATTTGTCTAACCTTGTTCGTTCAGTTGTCTTTTTATTTTTTTCTACATCTAGTTGGGTTTCTAAAAAAAACTCATTTTCATAATCTCTTAGATCGTATTCATCAACAGGATTGTCTGAAATATAATTTTTCGACAAAGGCGAAAGGGGAGTACCATCTCCAACTCTAACGCTAACGATTTGTGTTCTTTTTGGTTTTAAAAACCCAAACAATCTTGATCTCCATATAAACCCTATAGAGTTTGTTTTCATTCCATAAGCTTCTTTGGGAGATAAATATAATATCCTGTTACGAAGTTCTCCTTTTTTAATTTCTGCCGAACCATTTGGTAAAAATCTAAATATATTCATTTACTACCCCTTTTTTCGTGGCAAGAAGCTTGAAGCACCTCTGTCAATATAAGGTTGATAATTTCCTGTAAGTATTCCAACCCCTTCTTTTCTTGATGTTCCATTAATAGACTTTGCCACTTCTAAAAATTTATAAACATGAACTTCAGCATAAGTCATGTCTGAATAATCAATCCCTTCTTTCTTTTTAGAAGGTTCTTTTTTCTTTCCTTTGTTTTCGTGTCTTGCTATTCTGTTTCTAGTGTTTTCTGCTTTAGCTAATATAGTTGCTGTGTCCATAGCTTGCTCTGTATTAACTATAGATGTTCCTAATAAATGATTGGTACTTTTACCTGGTTCTAAATAATACCTAGTAGTTTTAAAGAACCCATCTTGGTTTTGCTCATCAAGGGCAAACCCATTCATTATATTTACACCTGCATTATCAGGTGGCTGCATTTCATTTTCATTTACCATTGCTTTCTCCTTTAATTAAATAAAAACCCATATATTACAAACCCTACAAAAACCAAAACTCCTATAGACATTAAAAACGATACTATAGCAAAAGGCAGGGACAATATTTTAAAAATAAACATTATTCTATCTCCTCTTTTATTTTATCCATAGCTAAATTAAGTTCTTCCGAAGAAGGCAATATCTGTAAATACACTAATGTTGTGTTTAGATCAGCATGGCCTAATAAATTCTGAAGAACATTAATGGGAACCCCTTTGCTCAAACAATTTCTTGCAAAAGTATGCCTTAAAACATGAGTTCCATTAATTTCAACACCTGCTTCTATGCCTATCTTTTTGTACCAAACCCAAGGAGCCTTTCTTGTTTTAAATGGTATGTAAGGCATATTCTTTGGTGGTTTTAAATAACTGTTAATAAATCTTAGCATTTCTGAAAGAGGAGCAGCTAAAGGAACTATTCTGTCTTTATTGCCTTTGCCCTGGACAACTTTTAATTCATTACTGCTGTCCCCTAAAAAAACATCATTAGGTGTAAGGTCTAAAGCTTCTTGAATCCTAAGCCCTGCATAAAGCTGCAATTTAATACAAAGAAGAACATTGTTTTTGCGAAAAACATTTTTAGTGTTATGAAAGTTATTAGCAACCCTAAGAAATTCTCGTTGTTGATCTTTAGATAAATAATCAGGTAGTTTTTGGAAACGTTTATTTTGCAT